TGATTCGGTGCAGTACCCGACGGGCCGAGAGGTTCGTTGGGTCGTTTGGTGGGTCCAAAGACATCGCCGGGAGTGGGGAGCGGTCCTTGACCAGCCATGATCTGACTGGGAGTTGTCGGAATGGCGGTAGGCGCCGTGGCTGGGGTGGATGAGGTCCCAGCCACGGCCATAGGTGCCGCACCTTGTGCCGACTCCATGGACTTCCGGTCGCCGTACGCCTGTTGAGAAGCAAGACGGATGGGTTGGCCCGCCCCGCCGTCGGTTCTCGCCCCGGACCCTGGAGTTGACACAGGGGCTGGGTTGGCTGGTTTCCGGTAGCCGCCACGGGCCATGGTTATCTCTCGATCGTGTCAGGGAGCTTCGGCTTGACCGGGATCAGTGGCTCACCGGGATTCACATAGTACGGCATGGGCCGGTTCTCGAACCTGTGTTCCTTGTTGTTCCAGACCTCCTCGACCTGGAAGAACAACACCTTGTCCTTCGGGACGCCGTATTCGCCCCATGATGTCTGGACGAACTGGTAGTCGCTGTACGGACCCCACGTCCGTGCCGTGTTGCCGTCGTTGACAACCTCGACCTCTGTGGGTGCGAACTGGACGACGTTGTTCGGGTCGACGTCGGGAAGGTCCTCGGGTGACCCGTCGATCATCTCAGGGGCATCCTCGTATTCGTCACCCATCGTGGGCTTCGGCTTTGCTGTTGCCATTGCTGTGTCCTCCTATCGGAAGCTGCCGACGGTCTGGACGCCGAGATTCGCCTGATCGCCTTCAAGTCGGGACAGCACGGTGGAGAATTGCTCCGGTGGTGCGCCTTGGTCGCCCATTTGCATCCCGGGAGGTTGAGGGGGGAAAGCCATCGGAGGCTGTGGAGCCTGCTGTCCTTGCTCAACTTCAGGGGCGAAATACTCAATCAATATCTTAGCTTCGTCGGCAGGGTTCATGATGATCTGCGTCAGTGCAGCGTCAGCCCTCGGGTCCTGCTCGGCACGCATCCGGAGCCGTTCAAACAGGGTGTCCTTCGCCATGCGACGTGCGATCCGTTCGTTGACCAGTGGGAGGTCCTGGAGGCCGTCGATGTTCTCCTGCAACGTTTCAACGTCGATGACGCCACCTTGGAGCAGCTGGAGACCGACCACGACCTTGAGCTGGTCGTCGAATGTTGCCATCGCCCCGTAGACACGGCGGGTGCGGTAGTCGCCCTTGATGTCTTTGCCGGGACGCAACGTCGAGACTTCGCCCCGCATGTCGTAGTACTGGATCTTCTCAGACTTGTATGCCTTCTCAGCGAACTCGAGGCGCTTCGAGTCGAGGTCCTGCATCATGTACTGCATCACCATCTGGTACTCACGGACGTTGTTCGCAGACGCCGTTTGGAGTTCCCTCATCCCTTGCCCTGTGGCGAAACTGTTCGGTGACGTGCCGTCCTGTTGCACGTCGTAGTTCATCCCGATACGAAGCTGGCGTTCCATGCGATCCATCTGCGCCCACACCTGTTGCGCTTGGTCACCTGTCAACCGTTCGATGCGGGTACCTGGCATGAAACGGTTCACCGCTTTGCGGCCACGCTCGTACTCCTCACCGATCATCTCACCGATGATGTTCGTTTCACGGAACGTTGAATCCTCCGAGGCGATCATGCCGAGGATGTTGAGCTTGGCGAACTGGGCCATCATCCCAATGATCTGGGCATACGCCGACTGGAGTTTGTTGAACGAGAACCGTTTCCCGAACGTGAACGGTGACTGGTCCAACATGTTCGGGATGTAATCGACGGTGAGTTCAAGTTCGGGGATCGTGACGTACCGTCCGTCGTCGCAGATGTATTCAGCGACTTTGACGCCGGTGTTGCCGCCTTCCCATTTGCTGCCGTTGTCGATGCCGATGGTGCCGCCGTTGAGGGTCCGTAGGTCGATGGTGCCTGCCACCGATTTGGCACGGTTCGCTCGGATAGCGCCCTCATATTCGGGCCAGTTGAATTGGGGGTACACGTATTTGAGTTGGAACAGCGGAACGACCCGTGTGAGGGCCACGTCGGCTGGGTTCTGGTCGGGACCGAAGTAGCCCGGTGACACGTCGTAGCTGTCACGCAGGTTCACTTTCGGATACCACTCACCGAAGTTGTTGCGTCCTTGTGACACGACGAACATGGCGTGTGAGTAGCCGGGGAGCCAACGACCGACCTGTGGCATCGTCAGCTCGATCCGTTGCGAGTCGTCCCAGTTCGACAACAGTTCGATGCGTCGCTGGTTCCGTTCCCTCGTTTTCGGTTCGTCAGCGACGGGAGGTTTCAGGGTGGGGAGCCGACCGATCTGTTGAGCGAGCCGGTCGAGCCCTGACAGTGCAATGTTGACCGTGGGAAGGTCGGTGCCGATCATTTTCAAAGCGTCGTTGCGGGACACTTGGTCCCTGCCGCCTTTGTCCCACAGCATGACAGCGAGAACACCGTCAACGCCTCCGTCCATGATGGAACGGATACGCCACTTGTCTCGGGACGCTTCAGCGTTCTGACGGTTGAGGTGCCCGATTCGTTCCAGAACGTAGTCGCTGTCGAGTCTGCTCACCAGGGTGCCTCGTTGATTGTTGAGAAACTGTCAAGTTCAGGATACGACATTGGGTACGGATTGCCTGCACTCTCTCTGATTCGTGACCTGTTCCTGGGGTCTTCCCGTGCCCGTCGGTCGAGGAGGAGCATCCGTGGCCACGGGAACCACGAAGCCATCTTGATGTCGGTTTTCCCTCGTTTCGATTTCCCGTCGGTTGACCACATCGCCAACTGTGACAGGTATTCGTTGACCTTTTTGCGGGACTCTGCGTCACCGAACGGGAGGTTCCATGTCCCGTTGTGGGCGTCGGGGGCCATTGTGGTGATCCCCATTTCGGCGTTGTGTTTGTTGACACCTGTGGTGTGGGGAACGATTTGAAGGCCGGGGTATTTCGCCATGAGTGCATAGAACCGTGGGTCACGGAAGAACTCGATCTGTCCCGAGTTGTCCTCATAGACGTAGGTGAGGATCCCGTATCGGTTCACCCAGTCCTCGATGAGTTCGAAGGCACCGGCGAACCCTCCAGCTCGTTGCGTCTCGAGGTCGATCATGTATTTCGTGGTTTCGGTCCATCCCCAAGCGAAAGCGGCTTGGGTGCCCCGTGACGCAGGGTCGATCCCTGCGAACATGGTCATCGCTGGGAGACCTTCGATACCGACGGTGCGTGAATGGTCGAGGCTGTTCTCACGGATCTTCCCGACGTTGAACACGAGGCCGGTTGTTGGGGACGGCTGGTTCAAGATACGCATCTCGTACCGTCCGATGAGACCCAACGATTCGTATTCGGCTTTGCGTTCCATCAGCCAGCTGTAGGGCCGCACCTCGGGGAACAGGACACATCCGTTGGTGTCGTGGCCTTCGATGACGTCAGGGTCGAGGTCGCACCAGTCGGCGTGTGCCGAATACACGTGGACCCTCCACGCTTCGTTACCGTCTTTCTCCATCAGGTGGTGCGGGATGTCTTCGGGGTGTTGCCGTGAACAGATCGTGACGGCCCACGTCAACGGCTCTTTCCGTTCCATGATTTCGCCGTGTTTCCCACGGCGTTTCTCCCGCTGGTCGGCGTCCTGCACCGAATCGAAGTCTTCGATGTCGTCGATGACGAGGTCGGTGACGTCACGTCCAGGGATTTTGGCGGTGGCACCCAACGCTGTCACCGTTGGTGACTTCAACCCGATCGCTGTCCGTGTGGCGAGTGTGAACTCGTTGGCGCCCCATGGACGGTTCGGGTCTTGACGGGACGGGACGAACGACTTGCCGGGTGGCAGCACCTCCAACCGGAGTTTCTCGTTCAGCTCGAAGTCTTCCTTCATCCCAGACGCCATGTTCTTCACCAGTGACGACGCCGACCCGACCCACAGTGTTTGCCGGTTCTCGAACATGACGTACAGCCACTTCAAGAACCGCATCAGCACCTCCGTTTTCCCGTGGCGGGGCGGAGCGATGATCAACACTTTCAACCCGAAACAGACAGCGACAATGAACTCGGCGACCCATTCACGGTGGAACGGTTTCACCACCATCGGGACCTGCTGCGACCCGACAAGGAAATACCGTGACTGGAACTGGACCCAACATTCCACCATGTGGTTCAACGTGTGTTGGAACTCGGGTGTGTCCTCAGCTTGCAGCCCCAACGC